AACATAGTAAATACCTCCAAATTTTAAATTGGTTTTCTCCATATAAGAACTTGCAAAATTCGCGTAGCAAAAAGAAAAGGCAAAAGCCCATGTTTCCATAGGCCTTGCCTTTGGTTCAATCACCGTGTCTTCCAAAAATGCAATCCACGATTCGTCCGATCATGCCCAGTACAAACTTGGCTCCGTTGACGAATGCAGCGCCAACTACCAGTAAGCCCAGAGCGAAAATCAACAAAATTACGTAAAATTCCATTTCAGAATCCTCCTTTAGTTTAATTTGTTCCATATAAGGAGGTGCATTTTTCGCGCAAAAAGAAAGACCCCGTGTTTCCACAGAGCCGTTTCTTTCAGAGCGCTTTCAGCATGAAGGCAATTACTACAATTGCACAAGCCGTAACTGCAATTACATACGCAATATTTTTTGCATACTCTTCGTCTTTCATATTGCGTAGAAATTCCAGTATCACCTCTTTCATTGAGCCGCCTCCTTTCAAAAGTTGTCCATATTATACCATGAAAAATATGCGATGGCAAAAATAAAAGGGTCTATGTTTCCATAAACCCTAATATTGATCAGAAAGCAGTTACAGTAGCATTTCTAATGCTCATTTTTGCAGTAAGTTTAATTGCCTCAATAATGGTTGCCTTTACAATGTAGACAGTCTGTCCATCCAAGCCTTCGTAGGCTCTCGGGCTATAGTCCTGTAAAGTGTTCATATCAATATTATTGCCATAAACCGCATAAAGTTTTTTCATAGTAATTCCTCCTATTATATGCTTTCCTTTCATAATAGGATTTGTGAATTACGCGCACCTACAATGTTTTTCTGTCAATAACAGTCTCCCAGCGCTCTCTTTTCAGCGGTTTGAGCCGTAATCGCCACATTACCTGACGTACTGTAACCGTCGGATAAAGCCCCTCAGAGCCTTCCTCAGCATACAAATTAAATGAATCCTGGACTTAGATACAAAATATCATTGAGCCACGGGTCGATCTCAGTCCAGTAGGTTGATTTTGTACTCTCATCAAATCGTTGCTGTACTATTGCTATCCCTTTATTACCAATTTGATATAAAGTACACCTATTGTATAAGGGATGGTCACACTCATAGGTTCGGCCAAACATATGAGTTGTAATTTCCGGTTTCTCAATAAAATATCTCATAGGCAAAATAAAAGACCCCCTGCCGCTTTGGCGAGGAGGTCTGCGGAATCAGCCAAACCGTACGACCATTCGATCGCTGCTGGCTTCATAATAAAGACTTAGTTCTGTTCCTTCGTCATTCACAATTGTAACATTGTCTCCACCATCGAAATCGACTTTTGAGAATCCAGCTTCTTTGCATGTATTGACGTATGTCTCAAAATCATCGAGGGAAACGTTATACACATAAACAAAGCCCTGATTTTCATCGTCGGAACTTACCAGCGTTGGGAACCCTTCTGGCTGAGGGATGGACAAACCAATATCACTCGTCATCCACTCGTAGGCATTTTTGTACGGAGATACCGAGGTAAACGTCTGGGAATAAAAATCGTAGGTTGTCTGGTAATATTTCTCACCATCAAGGAATATTAGTTTTACCTGCCCATAATCAGCAAGGGTGCAATATGTTTCGTCTGTGAAGCAATCAAGAAAAAATGTAAAAGGACTTGGTTTGGAGCTTTCACCGATGTCTGTATAGCATTCAGTATTTGACTGAAAATATGCCCAATCCATTTGATCATCGTCAATTTCATGTTCTTCCTGGAGCTTTGATAGCAGTTCGTTATCTTCATCTGTTAAGTCGTCTTTAAGCTCGAAATAAAACTGGGCACTCAAAATCGGATGATTTGTATTGTTTGTGTAAGTCAGCATCAAACTTTTTTCGCCATAATCGGTAATACCACGAGAAATCTCGTAATCGATAGAGCCTTCCATTTCTGCTGAGTGCGTTTCTTTAGCATCATCTGTGTCTTTGGTATCTGTAAAAGCCGATCCCGGAGTTGTCGGCGAGGAGGATTTAGAGCTCGCAGCCGCACTCTGACTTCCGCCGCATCCGGCCAATCCAAATGCCATAACTGCAGCCAGTCCAATAGCCATTAACTTTTTCATAGTTTTCTCCTTTCTAATTGCAGGGATTTATTGCATTTTACCACACCCACCAATAAAAATAAAGAGCCCATGTTTCCATAAGCTCTTTTTCGAACCTCATTTCTTCAAGAATTTCGTACAACTGCGGATCGTATCCTTAACGAACTGCGAGCCGATCGTACCGGTTTCCTCGAACTTAAGTCCGCCTATGATGAGAATGCCATACATGCCGACCTGGCTCACGAATTTTGCCACGTCCACCGCTGTATTCACAATAAGAGCGATTCTCTTTTCGTGAAGATCGGCCTGCGCCTGGAACATCTGATCCTGATGTTCAGATGTCTTTTGGCGGGCTTCAACCTCATTTTTCGTTTCATCGATCCTGAGCTTGTACAGCGTGTCCAGCTCCTTCACGGCCTGAGCACGTTCCTCTCCTTTCAGCGTCTCCAAATTTCCGAGGGTCTCCTCGATACGTTTGTTCAACATTTCGCTGTTTTGATCTGCCATTTTAATAATCTCCTTTCAAAGTAATAAATGGTTCCATAATAGCCCCAGTTATTTTCGCGGAATAAAATCCTCGTGCTTTACTTTTAAAACTACAACGTCCATTTCCGCGAAATCCCGAAATCCAGGATCTACCTCCATGAAAACCAAAGGACCGTCCTCATCCGAACGATCCACTCGCAGGCTGCCGATTGTTTTGTCATGCAGGAATTTTTCCTTGATATAGAATCCTCCGGCAGCAAAGCCCGCACAATAAATAATCAGCCCAATCAGGATATAAGACCAATCCATGTAAATTCTCCTTTAAACTGTTTTCTAAAATTTTCATCCCGGGGAATTTTACGATATGAAAATACCACTTCCTTTCGTAACCCGAGTCCTGGAAAATATAAAAGAGAAAGACCCTGTGTTTCCACAGAGCCTACTCCTTTCAAGATACTTTACTCAGATACACAAATTCACCTCTTTTAAACGACTTGATTGGGTATCCGGATCTTCTGATAGCTACACTGATGCAGGATGCTGCTACAGTAGAAGATTTATACCCATCAACGTCCAGCCTCACGACTTTTGCGTCCATAGCCATAAACTCCTTGAGCACCCCCTGCAAATTGCAATAGTGACCAGTCTTTCCAGGTACTTCCTTAACAGGTGCCATTTTCATAAATGGTTCCTCCTTAAAAATATCAGAGTATTTTGTACTCTTTTCATATAAGGACCTGAGATTTTCGCGGATGTAAAAAAAGAAAGACTCTATGATAACATAGAGTCTTTAATAAGATTAAACCTCTTTTAGATAAAATTTGATTGTTGCCTTTCGATTTACTTTCAAATAGCCAGTAAAACTAATCTCTGTTGGGTCTACATAGAAATTAAGTATCTTGCTTGCATCAGTTTTGTTAAGTTCCTTTACAACCAGCCGATTATACCCATCAGCAATAAACTGATTGTAGTCAACCAAATCCCACCAATCTTTACCTTTATTATCTTCAAAATAATTCGGGTAAAGGTGATGGAACTCGGCGTTCAATTTTTCAGTTATTCCTGAATTGCATTTATTAGCATAAATATTGTAAACTCGCACCAACTCATGTTGCATAGCTTCTTTGATACCGGGAATAAGTCCATACATTCCCAACTCACCAAATTTAAAGACTAAATTATAAGTTTCGTTCATTTTCAAATTCTCCTTTACTTTTTTATGAGAGTTTATCTCATAAAAGGACCTGAAAAATCAGCGGAGAAAACAAAGAGGGCATGTTTCAGCCCTCAGATTTAGAGTTTACAATATTTGCACCTGCGTAAGTAATTTCATTCCAATTAGTTTGAATTCCGCCGTCGATACTTAAATTGGGCTTACCATCTAATGTCTTTACCCAAATTCTATTATCGATTATCCAATCAACATAGCATCGGATACCTTCATTTCCCCGGCATCTGCCATTAAGTTCCACGACATCTCCAATTTTAAGATTTTTAAATTGCTTTTTAGTCATGCAATATCACCTCCATAATACCCCATGCGAAATCTGCGGAGAAAAATAGGACGCCATGTTTCAGACGTCCTACCTTGTCAGCTCATTACTGATTCAACAGGCTTTCTATAATAATGCCTCCGATACTTTTCTCTCTTATCAATAGATTCGTCGAGCATAGCCATCTCATATCGCTCCGAAACTCTGTAGTTCCTAAAGTCATCGTCCTTGTGCCGTGCACGAATACGATGGGCCTCAAGAAATTCAGATCTCCCTTGCATTCTTTTGATAGTCTTCTCATTTCTTTTGACATACTTGAAAATATCAGTATACATTTTGATACACCTCCATAATACCCCATGTCATTTTCGCGCGTGGCTTAAATGCCAAAAGAATTTATGGTAACGATCATAGTATGTATCTTTGGAGCATGGCATGTCTAACCTAGATTTGAGATAGGTGTAACCTAGGTTAGAAGTCACTGCCTTGAAAATATAACGGGCAAGCTCCGGGTCAGCCTTCTCGCAACACTCCTCAACTAAAACCATATTCTGAGAGCACTCAATTTTTCGCTCAGCACAAAGGGCTGTTCTGTCCTCTATCCTGTTCGTAGCAGACAATTTCTCACTCTGCTCAAACTCGTGAGCCATCGGGTCAACTGCCAGGTACTCACGCTTCCAGTCAGGATACTGTAAACAGAAATGCTTGAGCTCGTAGTAACGTTCTGGTGGTATCCAGTAGCGATTCTTCTTTGATAGCTTCGACCGTATCTTAGTTGCCATGCTTTGCTCCTTTCCAGACGTAGCCAGTCTCCTCATAAAGTTTCTTCGGAGAAATATAATAATTTATACGTCCGTACTTAGAGTCCATGTCCTTGATCGATGTAATCTCCTTTCCGTTTCTCGTAGCGGTTCCGATAGGCAGCCATCCTTCAATGATCCCTGCCCGCACCCAGTTGGCATCTTTTCCGTAAATTTCGGCCACCTTCACAACAGGTACCGAGCCAATGCCAAATTCCATATTTTTCCAGCTCCTTCCAACTGCTATTTTAGCTTAGCGAGTACGATGTATTCTGTCGTACTACGCTTTTGCAGTTAGTAAGTTAGCATAGAAACTTGTAACCCAAGTCCTGAACTTACAGAATTTGATAGCCAGACACAAGATGTAGTATTGATTTATTCGTACACCTATAGTAAAATATAACGCACGGAGGTGATATGATGCTTATAAAATGTCCAGAATGTGAACTACAAGTGAGCGACAAAGCTCTATCATGCCCTCACTGTGGATATCCACTAAAACCAGAAGCCTTGAAGCCCAGAAAGCCCCGTCAAAACAAAAGAAAGCGCCTTCCCAATGGATTCGGCCAGATAACCGAACTCAAAGGGAGGGCGCTAAGAAAACCATTCCGAGCCATGGTCACAGTTGGCAAGACCCCAGAGGGCCGTCCAATCTGCAAACTGCTAAAACCCGAAGCTTATTTTGAAACTTACAATGATGCTTATGCTGCACTACTCGAATACAACAAAAGTCCATTTGATTTTACGGAGCAAACGACTGTTAAAGAACTTTATCATGTATGGAGCAAAGAGTTCTATCCGACTTTAAAAACAACTGCGGCTTATGTTGCAGCGTGGCGGTATTGCGAATCGATTCATGATATGAAACTCTATGAGGTACGTCCTATTCATATAAAATACTGTATCGAAGAAGCAGTGATTACGGATCAGAACGGAACACATAAGGCTTCTGAAAACACAAGAGTAAAAATAAAAGGTCTCCTTCGGAAACTATTTGATAGGGCATTAGAGCTAGGATTACTCACATCTAGTCCTGTTACTCCGGTCAAAGTCGATAACAATCCAGAAGCTAAAACCCACCATATGTGTTTCACGAATGATGAAATGAAACTATTATGGTGTCACTATAAAGAATATAATCATGTTGATATGATTCTGATTCAATGCTATAGTGGATGGAGACCAAGAGAACTTGTAGCATTGAAACTCTCAGATATCGACTTAAAAAAGAGAGCTATGACTGGAGGAATGAAAACTAATTATGGCATTAACCGTACAGTCCCAATTCATCCTAGAATTTATCCTCTTATAAAGAATTATTACGACCGTGCAAAGGAAGTCGGCAGTGAATATCTGTTTAATCATGTTAATCAAGATCCTGCTAAAAATCGATATGTCCCGATGACATACAAGAGATTTTTCCTAACATATGATTTGGCAGTTAAAGAATTACATCTTGATGAGCGGCATCGTCCGCATGACGGTCGAAAGCAATTCGTGACGATGGCAAAGAGGTACAACCTAGACGAATATGCTATCAAGAGACTTGTTGGCCATTCTATTGCAGACTTAACAGAACGAGTTTACACAGAAAGAGATTTTGAATGGTTGAGGGCCGAATTAGAAAAAATAAAATAGAATGTTATAGCCGCGAGGCCAATGTATGAATAGTGTAGGAGTGTCCTACTTTTTCATACACTTTATAGCTACTTACCACTATAACATTCTACGTTATGCCGCTAAATACTTCTAATTATGCCCCTCAGCACTTTTTCAAAACAAAAGTGATACAAGGAAATAATTGACGCACTAACAACAAAATATGCGAGTGAGTGTAGGAATAAAGTACAAACTACCTACATTCACTCGCCTTTTTCTGCCTTGATCTGCTTGTTATAATTGGCGGTACTGATCCCCAGCAGCACACCCAGGAAGGTGTCCACGGCAGTAATCGTACCAACAATCTGCTCACCATACGGCAGCCCCCAAATCTGGGCTACCGCAAAGTACAGCGTTGCCAGAGCCGGCAGCAGATACTGTGCGATCCATTTACAAATATCATAAGTCTTGTTACTCATTTTACATCAAACCTCCTCTTTATGCAATGGGTGTTCGTGCATTGGCAGCCGCTCCACCTGTGCCATAGCCTTATCCCCTGTCCCGTTACCGTGGCAGGCATGATACGGTAAATACAGATAATCGTGTAGGTTCTCGTATTCATCTCTGGTGATATACCCACGGGATGAATACTGATCTGCCAGGAATACAATCCTATCATGTGCAAGGCCCAGGAGCAGCTTCGTCTTGGCATCTTTCTTTTCACGCCGAGCTTGGAGATAACTCCAGAACCCGCCGGAGGCCACGACACTGCACACGACGGTGATGAGCATTTTAGCCCACTCGTCCATCTTAAACACCTCCCTTACGCGATTAAACGATCCAGCTCGTAAGGTATAAACATCCAGGCATCCTCTCCCATAACTTCATACGCGATACTAAATATCCGCATCCCGTAATCCGCTATGAAATTGCACACCCATTCTTCAGCTTCCATCCAATACTGTCGTTTAACAGCTTTGTGAATATCAGGCAAAAGCCCGTAAGAAAACAAAGCAGCATGACCAAGCTCATGGATTAGCACCGTCTCCAGTTCTTGTCCACTCAAATGATCAGAAATATAAATCCTCATTACGGTAGGGTCCGTAGTGGCAAGTGTGCTAGCTCCGGTCCTGTCCACGAGCTTGGCGCTGCTTGGGTTTACGAAAGCTATATGCCACAAATATCCATTCATGACAAAGCTCTTCATAACCGTAAATCTTTAACGACCTTTAGACGGTCAACTCTCCAACAAGCGCTGTCAAGTCGGCTTTCATCCGCTTCTTCAGCTCAGGATCAGAGGACGACCAGATAGTCCGAATCGATTCAAGCGTATTTGCAATGTGTTCTCTCGCATGTCGATTCATCTCCTCTTTGTCCTCGCTCTTGTTGGAATCATGGTAATGGCGTCTCGAAACATCCCACTCACGGTAAGCGGTTCCGAACTTCTCATTTTTATCGTCCATCGTCTTACGGTTAGGCGTGTACCCCATGCGGTAGCGGCGAGGATCAAACTGGTCAGTATCGGCTATATGATCCATCTCCCACCACTCGGGCATCTCCATACCGTCACGGTCGTCCATATAACGGTCCAGTCCACGAACATAGCCATAGCGGCCACGGGACTTACCTTCTTCCATCGCCTTCTCCACAGTCCGATAATAGTGGGCTTTCGCCTCGTAATAATCAGTCTGGGCAAAGTCTTTGATCATATCGACAACCTCGCCGGCTTCTTCTGCATCGACATTGCCGACACCGCCGGACATCTGGGTCTTGAGTGCATCGATCAGTGTGCATTTCAGCTCGCACAGATCCATATTCTTCTCGTTCTCAGCCATCGTTACTCACCTCCTCAACCGCACATCTTGCTGATAGCAAGCATCGGGTTCGCAGAGATAACGATGTCCGTAGTCCCAGTGTTCACAACGGTTACGCGGTCGTAGTCGCAGCACGAGTTAAAGACCGGCAGACAGATGGACACCTGCCCTACAGTATTCGCCGTCTCAGGGGTAAATATCATAGTCGTTTCCGGCATGACATCCCCGCCCAGAGCCAAAGCGAGCTGTACAGGTGTTGCTGCAGTAGCCCCGGTCACATTCGCATGGAACGAGACCATATAGGCGCCGCTGCGATTCAGTTTTACACTTCCTGTGCCTTTCCGATGGCACGTAGAGCAATTGGTGTTCGCAAGCACCGAGTTAAAAGTAAGTGCTGCTCCAGTGGCAACAGTCTGCTCAGTGGTATTCGTCAACTTAATCATCAAGTTACCCTCCTATCAAAAATATAAAGGGAGACCCACCGAAGTGAGCCTCCCTCGTATCATTTTGAATTTACGCGCTCACACCGCAGCAGCCTGCAGTCTGGCACGGAAGGGTCCCGGTACCGGCATACGGGTTAGTAACGACATAGGCCGGGTTTACGGGCGGGCGAAGCTGGTTGACGAGATAGGTGTTCTGAGCCTGCTGGGAAGCCGCCAGATCAGCCGCTGCCAGACGAGAACGGAGCTGAGCAATCGTGTCGTCCTTAGCAGCAATCTGGTTTGCAACGATCTCATCATGCAGCTGGCGGTAGTTCGCATTATCATTCTGCATGATAGCCTGGGTCTGCTGAGCGATTGCGTTCGTGATAGCGCAGGTGTTGGTCGCCATATCATACTGGATCTGGGCCTGACCCTGTTTGTTCTGGCAGCAGCAATCAGCCAGTTGGGTCTGGAGAGCATTGGTATTCTGCATGGCTGCAACATTGTTGGCATTGATGGCCTGCTGGAGCCCAAAGTTGCCCTGGAGCATCGCAGTATTCACACCGTTGAATCCGGTCAGCATACCATTGTTCACAGCATAGAAACCATCGCACATGCCGTAATTGATGCCGTCGAGCTTCGAGATGATGTTCTGGGTATCAAAACCGCGCTGGATGTCAGCCTGGGTAGCAGCCGTAGCAACATAGCCACCGCCGTTACCATAACCACCATTGCCCCAGCCATAGCCGCCGAAGCCGCCCCACATGGCAAGCAGGATAATGATGATCCACCAGCCGTTACCGCCCCAACCGCCATCACGGTCGTTTCCGGTCACAGCAGCAATATCGGAAAGAGAGGGCATATTCGCGTTAAACATAAGATTTTCCTCCTTCATAAGGAATGTAGAGTAAAAGAAACGGACTATCATAAGTCTTTCTTACTCAACCTATCTGCGCGCATTGATAGGCCTTTCTCAAAGACCTATAACCAAATGAATGGATTCCTTTTGCGTTCAGACATCCTTAGAATTTGTACTTCTCTTAATTTTCAACGTCCTTACTTTCTGATGCCAAAGAACTTAAAGGCCTGGCTCATCGCCTGGTCTTTTGTCATTCCATAGGTCTTCAGAATATTATTTGCAACTTCCTGCCCTTTTGCACTGTCCCCATTTTGAATGATCTCCAGATACTGCTTAGCCATAGGGTTATTCATTACCTGGGGATTATTCTGGATCATCTGCATAGCAAATTTGGCAGGGTCAAACATGGTTAATACCTCTCTTTCTTATAAATAGCGATTAAGTTCTAAGCCACCAAGTCATCGTAACATCGGAAGTCGGCTTTTCTTCAACAAGTACAGTTATAGAGTTGCTTCCGGTGTACACAAGACCGCCGTTGATCACGTTTGCAGCTTCGGCAAGTGCTACTTTAGTGGCAAGAACCGAGCTATCACTAGGACTTCCAAATCCAAGAAACATTGAATTTGCAGTAATTGTTGGAGCAACCGAAATTTTCTTTACTGGAGTGACAACCTGTCGATATGCAAACCCTTGCGCTTGCTCATCAGAAGTCGCCGTACTCCAGCTGTCTACATAAAATGTAGCGCTGTATTCCCATGGCAATGCCGCATACACGATTTTGTTCTGCACCGGGTTGACGCTGCTGCTGGACAGTGTGGCGTCGACCGTGGTTTTGTTGGCACCTGATTCAATGCCGCTCAGCTTGGAATACTGGGTCGAGCTCATCAGGCCATTGCTGTAGGCCGAGGCCAGGCTGTAGGTCGTATCGGAACTCGGGATGCCCAGGTCGGTGATGTCGCTTTTCTGCACGGCAGAAACAGCGGTGACATGCCCCAGGCTGTCCACGGTGATCTTGTACAGGCCGCGGGTCCGGGCCGTATGCAACGGGTGAGTGTACTTGTTCGCGCCCTCATCGATGCCTTTCAGCTTTGTCACGGCGCTGGGCGGCATTAGGCCCGCGGTGGTCTCGGTGGCCTCGGGAATCGTAACGGACTCACTAGCGGGTGTAACATAAAGTACATCCTCATCCAGCGTACCGGCCTCTTTCATTGATTCATACTCATCCTGAGATACCGCAACAACCAACTTTTTTTCAGGGGTAAAATATAATTGATTGGGGTCGATCTGGTTATTCTTTTTCGCATCTGCATACTGCTCCGCGGTAAGAATATTCATTGTGAATTCGCCAATCGTTTCTGTAGTCTTTGCCAAAATCTCACCCCTTTACATAATTGGTATCAGGGCTAAACAAGTTTGCAATATCACTCTGTTCTACCCAAATACCGCTTACTTTTTTGTAAACCTTAGATACGTTCACCCAGCTGCCATTTACCTTAGTGCTCAGCACAGGGCCAGAAGATCCGCCGCCAGTGTAGTTTACAGTCAGATCAGCGCCGTAAAAACGCAATGTCTGGCTGCTGTTTGCAGATAGCGAACCGCGTGTACAGGTAATCAGCAAGATAAGATCGTCCAGGCTCTCACGATCCCAATAGCCTGTATCACTAAAAGACTGAGCCACTTCGGATGTTCCCAAATCAATTTCGCTGCTCAACCCGGCCGTTCCGCAATACAACTGCGCAACACCGCTCAATATGTAAGTATACGCGTTCGAGATTCTGGCTTTTATCTTACAAGAGATAGAATTGATCTTAGCGTCGGTCGGAATCTTTGACATATCGAATTTGACTGCCAGCTTAGAAACCGCGCCGCCACCTTTGTTCAGGTTTATCACCGCAAAGGTGCCACTGCTTGCGCTGGTGAGGCCATTTGAAAGTGGATAAGATGCATCTACAGAAATATACGATGAGTGTTGGCCATCATATCCTGTAGGAACCAATGTTACACTTGCCATACATTAGCCCCCAGTCTGCAAATACAAATCACCATTGCTGCCGATCGAAGAACTGGGTGCAGAGCTGCCGGTGTAATACCTCTGGATCACCACAGAACCAGGCACACCGAAAATGGTCTTGCCGCTGATAATGTTTCCACTCACCAGATCATAATCGCCGCTCACAACCACTTGGCTCAGGCCGTCGTAGCCGCTGTCAGGTCTTACGGTCTGGCTTGAAGTCCCTGGTGTAACAGTCTTAGCCTGCAGGTTTGGCGAGGATGCCGCCACCACCGTGCCGGTTACCCCAAAAATAGAAACACCTGAGCGGATGTTCCCAGCGACCAGGTTGCTATCTCCCTTGATCGTCTGAGCACCGCTCAGGTACTGATTCGCTCCAATCGTCTGGTTACTTGTACCAGGCGTATAGATCGCCGCCGCCTTTTTGGCGATACCACTTCCGACATAATCGGACGATATGGCTCCAACTGTGACCTGAGATAAGCAATCATACCCTTCATCTGGGGTCACAATCTGTTGACTTTCTGTCGGGGCGATACTTTTGCTTTGTGCTTTTGTACTTCCGGCTCCTGCAAAAATGCTGACCTTCTGGCTTCCAAAATATACAGGCATATTAGGTATCCCCCCATCTGCAAATTTTAATTGACGTTTGCGCCTCAGGTTTACTCCAGGTTCCATCACCTTTCAAGTAGCTATCCTTATCAGCAGAAGTCGGTGCCGGGACAAGGCCAGACGTACCGTCAGAGGTAGTCGTGGCACCTGTAAATACATCAGCCACCATAATCTCATTGATCTTTGCAGCATAGCCATCAATCGTAAGGTCTGATGGGACAGAAACACCTTTATTTTTGATGGCAGCCGCAATATCCTTTTTCGCCGTACTCAATCTGGTAATTTCATTTTGAATACTCACGCTGCCACCCTCTTTCAGATAGCCATAAGTGCTTCTTCAATGTCGTTGGTAAGGCTTACTGTACCGCCAGAAGTATAGCCGGCGGCAATTGTAACGCTCGTAGTAGTCAGACCATCAATGGTCTTGGCAATAGCTCCATTGTTGGCCATAGTGCCTTCAACAACAGCGCCGGTGGACGAAACAATCTTCTTCCCTGCCAGAATATCACCAGCCGCAGCAGTAACACTGCTCACGTCTTGGTATTTAGCGGGGATAGCCGCCACGGTAACTTTGCTCAGAACACTTCCCGCAGTGGGAGTGATATTCTGCTCAGCTTTTGTCGGCGTGGCAGTCTTCTGCTCCGTTACGATTTTCACAACACCTTTGCCATTGTGATAACCGGCAGGAACCGTATAGGAAGGCGTAGTTACATCAAGGGTCTTCTCCACGGCACCATTATTAGGCATGGTACCTGCAATCTGCTTGCCGGTCTTGTCAACAATAACCTTCCCAGTAAGAACATCTCCTGCTGCAGCAGTCACACTCGTGACATTCTGGTAAGAGTCAGGAATGGCGTTGACCGTAACATCACTGAGGCCATAGTAACCTTCATCTGCAGTAATCTGCTGGTTTGCCTTGGTCGGAGTTACAGTCTTGCTCTGCAAGCTATAGTTACCGCCGCCTGCTACGCCGCTTACTGTACCAGTGCCATCGTGGTAGCCCTTTGGAATGGTGTAGGTCTCGCCTTCCTTGACACTGGTTGAGACACTTCCCTGATTCGTAATAGAATCGAATGCTGAAGCGAGGTCATCCAGGTTCGAGGTCGTAGTAATTGCCTTAGAAACGGTATCAACATCGGCCTTGGTAGATAACTTCAGCTCGATAGCCTTGGTTCTTAAGAGGTCACGATCAGATTGAATTCTTGTAATTTCTGTTGCAATGCTCATATTTCTTCACTCCTTCAAATGCCGCTCAAAAGGACATCAATGTTTCCGACGATTGTGTCGACGGCTGCGCTCGAAATTGGACGAGTATTATCTTTCTCTGCGTCATTCGCAACATCGACTGAGAGAACCTTAGTTGCTTCATCATAGAGCAATCCATTGCCTATTTTGAAATCAATTACGGTTCCGCTGGACTCTTTTGGTGTTTCCCATCCGATATCCAGATCTTTGTCACTAAGCTTCGTGAAGACTTGTCCTTTTTTGCCGCCCCGCGCTAAATTTCGCAGAAATTCAGCAATGGACATTATTTGCTCAAGTAATTTGACATCTTCTTCATCATACTCATCTGGCTCAATGTTGCTGTGATGCCCAAGATGATATGGAACATCACAGGTGATAATGCATTCGCCATCTTTATAACCGGCAAACACAATCGCCCCAAATCCGCAACAACCTGCAGTAGCATCTTTTGGCACAGGAATAACAGGATCGGTGAGCAATACTGTTCGCTTTACTTTTTTGGGAGAAATGAAAGTGACATATACACTCAAGTCCTCCCAGCCAGATTCGGGCATGACATTTATATGCTCTCGGCCATAGCTGTCGTATGTGCCAAATTCGAGATACTTTTTCGGGCTGTCCTTAATGGCAGCAGTATATTCGTTCAGAACGATTGTATTTGCCATTTCAGTCGCTCCTGTTTATTCCGGATGTGGAGCTTCCTCCACCTTCACTGGTTCATTTTGATTTGGTCTTTGCTTATGCTTATTCTTAAAAAGGTACCGCTCTACTTTATTCAGCCTCTCCGAAATATCCGATAGACTCACAGCAGATTCGTCAATTTGTTTCTTCGGCTGCTCCAAAACGAACTTCACCGTCTGGATTTGCCCGTTGGAGGTCCACCATTTCCCGTACACACAACTCCAGTCGTGCATTGGAAATAAACTCACGCTGCCATCCATCGGTACTTCTTGCGGCATAATCTCATCGGGCGAATAAATCATCCTGCCTGGGATAGTCCGGGGTCTGTTCATCGGAACACTGCCAATGCCGGGGACCGCAGGATACTGGGGCTGAAAACCCGGCATATTCACAGGCTGCTGCATCGTGCCAATTTGACTTCCTTGGGGCATAATCCCCGGCATGGTTGTGTTCATAAGGCTCTCCTTTTAAGATTCGCTTAGCTTCTTCTCAACGGCATCACGCCAACGCTCCGGCACGTCAAGAATCGTAAATTTGCCAAGTCTGATCTGGCATACATAAAAACGCACCATTATTCGCCACCTCCGGCCATCATCATAGCCAGTTCAGCGATAGCTGCGGCATTGGCGTCTACCTGCTCCTGAAGCGAGGGTTTTGTCATTTCAGCCAGCTCTTCAGCGGTATAAGCATGATAAAACTGGCAATCCTCGTAGATGTCCCGGCCGGGAATGAACCGTCGAAGCCCCTCCGGGCAGTCTCCCGTAACCGTGCCAGGCATGACCTCGTAGGTATCTTCAACATGCCCTGTCACCATCCGCCCGGCATACAGATGCCCTTTGGTAAGGTCGGGGGCAGTCAGCTCGGCCTTTGTGATTTCATCGTAAATTTTCATTTTTTACCTCGTTATTTGTAGACGTAAATTTCTACAGTTAAGGACAAATTGTTGGCGTGGTAGTCGTACTGTTTATATGTCCCCTTCAGGGTTAAAACCGAGTTGGAAAAGCCGGTAATTTCCAAATTCGTGAAACTACGGCTTTGCTTTTCGGCAGGGCTGGAAGTAAAACCGGAAATACGAACGAAAAAGTCATCCGCCTTTTTTCCTACCACATTAAACTCTGAAAGGTCATACGTCTGAAACGAGCTTGTGGCGGTACTGCTGCCGTTAATAGGTGTAAATGTAACGGTCGTAAGCAGCTGCAATTTTTTGCCGCCCGGTGTTCTCGGTGACATTCCCATAAAATCACTCGCTTCCATTAAGTTGTAAGTATAATCAATGTTGCAGATGCTGTAGAATAATAATCCATGTACTGACTGGGGATACTGATGACATCTCCTGCACTTAACTTTTTTTCAAGGTCAAAACCGTTGTTAATAAAAGGGCCGAAAATTGTAGCATCATTGCATTTCAAATAAGCCTTATAGGCGGCATCCCGTGCCTGCACCCAACCAATAAGCCGATATGTACCCGCTTTTTTAATATGGATTTCAAAAGCGCCATCTGAAGCGGTTGCCAATTTCTCGTTACAGTAAAGTGCCTTAATGCTTGCCGACCCTGTTCCGTATTCATAGATTTGTGCAAGCATTTTCCCTTTTGCGTTCTCACCCGGAATCCTCGGTGCCACACCCATCAGCAGTACCCCCGCGCAGCACATGCCGCAGATTTCTTACAATGTTTCATGCTAAACCTCCTTACTCTGCTATCTCCCACCGGACAGTAATATCGCAGGTTGGTTTTTCTTTTACATACGTTGTGACATGCTGGTAGGAACTGACAGTCACCCCATCGTTAATAATGCCAAGAGCCTCTGTAAGAGTTTCATCAGTTTTTGCAACTTTAGTTGGCGTAAACCCGCATCCTGACATAAATGTGCTCGATGCTGTAACATTAGGGGCTGACGATTTCTCTGGCTTCACAGCGATTGACTGCTTATACGGATAGTCGGTTACTCCATCACTATATGCGGAAGCTGTCCAACCACTTACACTAAAGGTTCCGCTGTATACATACGGAATCTTCTTTTCGGTTTCGGTGATTTTGTTCAAAAGGTTCCCGGCAACGTCACCGCTTAAGGTCCCTTTGGTATCTTCAAACCATTCGTTGAACTGGGCATTCCACTGGGCCATCTGCTGGTCGATGTTCAGACTTTTCAGCACCCCTGTACAAATCGGACACTCAGATGTGCCGACAGCATTCTCGATCTGAGACTGCGAAATTCTGCTGGAACCTGCTTTACGCAAAATGTAAGCCAACGGATACTGGTGCACAAACTCAGTGTTCTCCATCGCGGGCTTCGCCGGGTTTGATGCTTCGGTTCCGGTCACAACTTTGATACTGTTTTTACGCACATCAGAAGCAGCGTTCACTTCCAGCACAATGGCATCATAGCGATCCAAAAGCACCGCCGCAGAGCCACAGCTAATAGGCATCGGTGCATCGTTGTAGGTCCAGGTATGGTTAAACCAAGCACGCCCACTCGATACGTTTACAGTATTCCCAGTTCCGGCTTTTACAGCAAACGTATCACCAACTGCACCAATAACACCATCATAGATAATGCCATCAAACATCCGGCTCAAATCTTCGGAGTCGTACTTTCGATCTCCATTCAGGCTATTGTAAAAGCCATAACTAAAAGCCATATTGTACAGCCTCCTTTAAGTTTTTGTCAGTGTCGGGGTCGAGAATGTCGGCACGATCGTAGTGCCTGTGGAACTATCCGAGATAACGACCTCAACCACTCTTGTAGTCGCCTTGATTTTGTACTCATTTTGAATCTGTACAATATCTCCGACGAAGAAATCTTTCCCATAGCTGAACATCTCAGTATTCTCAATGTCGCCCTCAAACCCGGTAGCCTGGGTATTTTCCCCAAGTTTATCGTAGCCTCGCTGTTCGAGCTGGGCATTGTATTCGGTGGCAGATAGAGTCTTACCTCTTGTCTTGGTGCTCAAATCCCGGGCGTCCACAAACAGCTCTCGCCTGTCCATCCCACTGGGGAACGCCTCAACACCGTTACCGTATACACTCTTGAATTTTCGGTCCGAGCCTTCTCCTTCCCCGCCAACCAGTGCTACATTCTTAAGCTCCGCAGAACTTTCGTAGTAGTTCGAGTTGACCAGGTTTTCAAAGTTCGGGCTAAAGATCACGTACGGCAGTTTCTTTTGGTTATAGGAACGGTCCGTGCCGAAATACAAAGAAAACTCGAACTTAAGGTCACTGTTTAAGATAACCTTAAATCCGAGTTCATTCGTTTCGCAAAGAGATTTAATAGCATCGTAGAGATTGTCGCCCGTATACTGGGCATCTACTGTCAGCTTCGTAATTGCTTCGTCAGTGCTTTCCTTAAAAACAAAATTCGGGATCTTCCGCTTCTCGTCACTCGGCGAAATGATGTTTTCTGTAAGAAGTTTCTTGATCCCGTCCTGTAAACTGCCGCTAAGGGTCGTCTGGGTCCAGATAATACGCCGGTCTAAAATAGACTCAAGGCTCCTCCCCGTCACAGTAACGTGGCTGCCATCCTCCGCATCGCTCTCGATATCGTTCTTCTCGATAATCATAAGATGCTCAGATTCGGCGCTCCAAATATAATACCCGTCTTTGGTAAAGTTGAAAAATGCTGCACTGACAGGGGCATAAAGCTCAAAGTCTCCGTAGCCGGTGTAACGGTCAGTCCAGATAAAAGACTCATAGTCGTCAATTACGGCTACCGACTTAAAGTCCTTGTCCATAATCAGTGCTTCCATTTAAATACCCTCATACAAAGAAGAATAGTTTATTTTGAAATCCAGGTAGTCGCTGCCCTCATCAGCAGTATAGCCGAAAATGTTGTCGCCTTTCGACAGCATAAACCAGTCGTCATCTTTGCCAATGCAGTTCAGGATGTTAGTCGTAACACCGTCACGCAAAAGCTCGATCGATTTGTGGCCCTTCACAGTCGAAATCGTAATTGTATCACCGTTCACAATGCCGGAACCAGTAAAGCTCACAAGCTCATCGTGGCTGATAGCCATTTTCTCTCTGGTTCGCACATTGTAAATCGTAAGGTTCTTCACTGTGCCGATCGCTTCAATGATAATGGTAATTCCCTGCTCCGCATCGCCGTCATAGTAAACGACGTTTTCTTTGCGCCGCTCGATAATACCAAACTCGATCTTGTCCTCAGTCAGCGATTCGTTAGAGAAAGGAAACTCGAAATTAGGAGCCACACCATGAAATACTACCTCTCGAATTCCGTCATCGCCTGCCGACTTCCAATACGGATTCGGGCAAACGATACTGACCTGAATGTCTTCGTTTTCACTAAAGATATTTGGTTCATTGGATTCGGGGTAGCCTTCCACAATGCAGCGCCGGTTATCAGTCTCAATCTCAAGTTGCAAATACTTCTTCACAGGAAAATACTTGTAACTCAAATGTCGTGCATCCTCAATGGTAGGTGCTCCATGCAGGATAAGATACAAAACAATGTTTCGTTCAGTAGATCGGGCAGAGTTAAACTTTGAACCATCATTTGTGGCAATTTCCGTTGTGTTGATGTTGGCTTTGGGCGGACCAAGCCCTTCGATCTTCTCAATCTCAAAGGGCCCGCCATTCCAGATGAGAGGAATGGTCAGTGATTCGCCCATGTAGTTCGTGACTTTCACGGATTTAATCATGCTTTTCCTCTTTCCTTCATCATGGCAAACTGGTTGTTCGTCTGGCGGTACAAATCGATCCGGCTCAGTGCCTTCGGGCTGTAGTTATACTGGTTAAAGTTGTAGGTATTGGACCCGCCATTTTGATTCTGGCTGGGGTTCACATTCTCAGCATACTTATCCACAGGGGCTGCCTTCCGTACACGGTCAATGCTACCGGCAAGGTTCATGCTGCGGTTAGCAAAACTCCGATCAAACGCATTAAGGCCACTATCCACCTCATCCATATCCAAAACCGGCCGGATGGTAGGCTCGTACTCGAAATCCTCATCCATCGTAGCGGCAATGTTCTCAGCAATGATTTGTGCAGTGGAAATAGCTTCCGTCGCAATATTCTCACTGGCTTTTGCAACTGTATCAGCATAGTCGAGGATACCGTTTGCAAAACCCAAATCAAAGTACCGGCCAAAGCCGTACATCACCTTGGATGGCGAGTTGATTTGTAATTTCTGTTTTGCAGCCTCAAGTGCCTTTCCGGCAACATCTGCTGCGGCATTGATAGCTTCCGATTCACCGGAACGAATACCAGCGGCCAGACCAATTGCCAGGAAGTTGCCTGCCGTATACCAATTGTTGTACTGTTCATGAATAGTGGAAACTACTCCGGTCAAAAGATTTGTGACACTGGTATTAAAATCAGCCTGCTTATTGGCAATCGTGGTGTTCAGAGTCAAACACAACGTATCAATGCTCGCAGCAATCAGAAGGGTGTTCGAGGAAATAGCGGTTGTAACAGATGCTACAAAATTATTCACCAGTGTCTGCGCATTCTCTGCTACACTCGGAGCATTTTCCGTAATGCCAGTGTTAAATGCCTGAATCATCTGGCTGCCAACGGTGCTCATGGATTCTGCTGCCGAGGCAAACATATCCACAAACGAACTGTTGGGTGTAAAGGTATTCAGCGCCTCGCTCAGCATATTAAGAGCTTCAAAGTTGATGTTTCCAACCAGATTCAGTGCATCAACCAGGCTCTCAATGCAGGCAGATGCGTCATTGATAGAGACAACGCTCAGCATCGTACAATTCTGACCGTAGGATACGAGGGCTTCGCCAAAGGCAGTAAGATTGGACGCAAAAGCACCTAGATCTTTCTCGCCCATTAGCCAGGCAATGAACCCACCAGTCGGGTCAATAGACTGGGACATAGCAATGATTGTGTTCACCGCATTCTCGCTTGCCATTACAGCATTTGAATCAAATGCACTGCCGCCATACCCACCAGAAATAATCTGACTATAGCGGACCATCGCTCTTGCAAAAGTAACAAGCTGGGTCCCAAGTTGATCGAAGTCTAACTCGCCAGAAATCAAACTCTTTGCTCCTCCGAAACGAGGAGCACTTTCTGCCAAGTTAATCAAGACATCGCTTGCCGCTTCACTCGCGGTGATCGCGTCCACATTCAGCGCTGCGTTTCCTTCAGAGCCAGTGATTGTCGTACAATATCCAACCATGGCAGTTGCAAAGTCCTTAAGCTGAGAACCAAGTTTGCTTAAGTCAAGATCTCCAGAGATCAAAGATTTAATGCCTCCAAAGTTCGGTGCTTTCCCTGCTAAATCGATCAGAATATCAGCCGCAGCTTTACTTTGTTCAACAGCGGCAGTATCAAGGGCGGCTCCGCCTTCAGCGCCATTGATGATAGAACAGTAATCCACCATTGCCTGCGCGAAAGAAGTTAGCTGACTTCCAAGGTCACTAAGATTCATCGTATTTCCTACGATGTCACCCCAAAGTCCGCCAGAAACCGGTACATTTGCCATAATATCAGCAATAGCCGAAACTGCCTCAGCACTCGAGGTGAGCCGTTCCACACTTACTCCACTTGTTGCGGCGGCCATGCCCTTGATTGCTTCGCCAAGGTTCTTCAGATTTGTGCCGATTGTCTCGTAGTTGATGCCGCTGGCTGAAAGATTGTTCAGACCAGAAGTAAATCCGCGGCGAGTAAGTTTTTTAGTTGCTTTAACCAACGTATCAACTTTAGAGCCAAAGTTATCATCCAGGTTATGCACAAACTCAACAAACTCTTGCATTCCATCTGCAAAATCCGAAATGTTTTTAGCCATCTTAGGCAACTGGCCAGTAAGTCCCGTGCCAATACCGCCAACGATACTTCCAACAAATGTGCCAAGTGCCTCGCCGATTTTGCCCATAGCCGTAATGGCATTGTCAAGATTCTCGCTAAAAATATCAAGCTTCATCAATCCGCCAAGAGCTTCAAGAACGGCAGTAATTGTGGCGATCGCGGCAATAATGCCAAGACTTCCGGTTGCAATCCCAACAACGCCCATATTTCCCATAATGGCCATTGCAGCAGAAAGCGCCAGCAATACACTGGACATGGAAACAGCAATGGGCAATACATCTTCAGGATTCGGCAGACTTGCCAACTGATACAGTACAAACCCTATAGCCGCTACAGCCAGCGTAATCATAGCTATAGCTGCAAGCGACCCGCCATCGACGCCCTTAGTAGCGGCAATAGTCAAGGCAAGCATAGCCATGATACTATCCAACGCAACCGTAGATCGAGTCAAGCTGTCAGTATCCATGGTAGACATAACAGCCATCAATGCTGTCAGAGCGGCCATAGAAGCGGAAATTGCAATAATGGCCTTATAACTGCCGGTAGCTTTGCTGCTCAGGGCCATCAGGATTCCGAACATTGCAAAAATGGAAGTAATAACAGCTATGCTTTTTGTAAGTTCGCTGGCTGGGATTTTGCCAATTACATACATCGCACCAGCAAGTACAGCAACAGCTCCGCTCATAGCAAGGATGCCTACCCCTGCTTTTACAGAGTTTGCTCCTGCATTCTTTGTCACAGCAATCAACACTGCAAAGAACATGCTCATCAATCCAATGGTGGCAATGCCTTTAGTCAAAGCCGAACTGTTCAAATCATCGATGTTACGGATAACCTCCACCATGATGTACAGGGCAGCACTGATCATCAGCAAAGATTTACCAGCCTTATCCGCATTTGCTCCAGCTTTGCCTACACCAGTAATAACCCATTCCAATGCCAGCATAATTCCGCCAAGCATACCAAGGCCTTTCAGCATGGTCTTCAGCGGCATATCGCTCACTGTCTGGATCATCTTTAGCATCTGTTGTAGTGAATACACAACTGCAATCAGGGATGCGGCTCCTCCCATACTCCCCTTTCCTGCCACTCTGGCAGCTGCCGAAAGAGTAAGCATGATTGTGCTCATTTTGAATAAAGAGGCTGCAATAGAATCCAATGGCATTACACTAATGTCACCAAGTGTCTTTACTACTAGCTTCATGGCAACCGCATAAGCAATCAAGGAAAGTGCCGAGCCGACACTGCCTCCACCAATCTTATTTACAGCCCACATTCCGGCAACCAATGTGCCCATCAGACTGAACATAACCAGCAGATTCTTGGCAAGACTCGAAAAGTCAACATCTAAATCCTGAATCTGTTTAAATGCCAGAATCATCAAAAGCAAGCTGCCAGCCATAGCAATCATCGACGCTGCTGCCCCGGTGGTATTGCCAAGGAATCCTTTCTTTTCAAGGACACCCAGTGCACCTGTAAGCACGATCAGACCTCCGCCCAAAGCACCAAGAGCAATGGCAGAACTCTGCAACTTGTTCTGATCCAAGAACGTAAGTGCGCCAACCGCAACCGCCAAAATTGCAATGGCCGCTGCAATCTTAATGATACTTCTCGCCTGAATGTCTTTCTGGTAAGCGGTCAAAACACCCTTTACGCCACCAAGCACCCCAACCAGGCTGTCTTTAATACCTTCTGTGGACTTTTTAACAGCAGTCAGGGCCTCCCCCAGTTTTGTCAAAGAGGCCACAACGGCAATGCCAGTAGCAGCCGTCAGGATCTTTCCAAGCGTAAACTTCTTCACACCCTGGCTGGCCAGCTGCTGGAGCTGCTCGATAAAATACTGTACCGGAGCAAACTTCTCTTTTACCAAACTCGTAAACCCGGAAATGTTCTGCTTCAGCTGATCCAGTTTATCAATCACAGCACCAAGCCCGGAACCGGCTGCGTCAGTAAACGAAGTAAACAAACTTGATACGCTGCTAAAGTCCAGGCTGTCAAATCCCTTAAAATTCTCAAAGAATTCCTGTACTTTTGGCCCAAAATCATCCAGTCGCTCCTTGCCCTTTTCCAAAAGTTCAAAGAACAACTCTTTAAATTTCTCAATGGCAGTCTGCACAGCAGGCATTCCTGTAAAAGATTTCCACCATTTTGAAACTGCAGTCGCCGCTTTCGTCACAACCGATACCATCGTGGTGAAAATGGTGTTCAGGGTCTGCGCAATCTTTGTAACGATCTGGTGTTCGCTGATCCACTTCTTAATAGACTGCACCCACTTGATTACGGTATCAACCACCGTATCAATGATTTTATTCAGGGTCTCATTCTCTCCGATCCATTTACGAGTGGCCGTAAGATTCTTTCCGATAGCCTCAGTGTAATCAAGTACATTTACATGGACGTCGCCCATAACGGCGTTTAAAATTTTAAAAGCCCCATCGGCCAACTTAGAGGTAATATCAGTTACAATACCCAGTACGTCAAAGAGTCCACGAAGGGAGTTCTTCAGTTTTTCAGAGTTTTCGTCAGTCAAGACTAACTTCTGGGTAAATTTGTTAATGGCTTCCAGAATAGAATAGACCCGTTCAACGGTCGGCGTTGGAAAAGCCTCGCTCCAAGCCGATTTTACAGTCTCGATAGCACCCATCAAGCCGTGCAGCACATTTGAAAACGACTCAACAACCAGATCCCGGCCGGACGGTTTATTCAGGCTTTCAATCAGCTCATTCAGTGGTGTGCCGGTCTCTTCTGCCTGTTTAGCAAGTTCTCTCAGGGCCGCAACCTGGTCATCGGTATAACCAATGGATTTCAGCTGAGCATCACCCAGATCCTCAATTGTGATCTCGGTCCCGGCAAGCATCTTATTGACAATGCCCTGGATCGTTGCGTAGTCCTGCCCGGCCTCAGCCAAAGCCGTCTTACGTGCAGCACCATTGCCATAATTGCCCTGGATAACATCACTGGCAATCTTTTTGTACTCATCAAGTTTACTGGTCAGATCTTCGGTACTTTCTACCGTATCGCTGGTAAATTTCTTTAAAGTCTCGCTTAAGATTCCGGAGGTCAGCCAACCTTTGGAAAGCGACTGTTCAAAGCTTGTCTCATCGTTGATCATCTCGTCAATGGCAACACCATGGGCTTTGGCCGTCTCCATCAGTGCCTGTTTCAAAGTATCGGTGGCGGTCGTAGTCTCCGCAACCGTCTTCCATTGGGCTTCCGTCAAAGCATCGCTTTGCTTGCCCATCAAACGCTCCAGATAATCATTGCGCTCGTTGCCGCCTTCAGCAAATACCTCATAAAGATCATTCGCTAAGTCAGTCCACAACTTAGTAGACTGTTCGGCGTCGCCAAATATCAGTTCAAAAGTCTTCATCCAGCCAGTAGAAACAGCGTCCTTTACAGAGTCGATAGCATCGTCAAAGGTACGTGCTTCCTGACCGGCTTTAAATACTTTCAAACCAAAGGCATCAACCTTATCACCCATCGCCTCAATGGCTTCCGAGGTAGTGATGATCTCACCTGCATCTGCTTTATCCTGTACATAGGTATAGATCTGGTCAACGGCCTTGGCGTAATCGTTGTAAACCCGCATCATGACATCGCTGGTAAGCCAAGCGTCATCCGTCAGATGCTCTGCAAACTGGGATTTATTAAAAGCCTTAGAGTTCGCCATCAAAGACTTATAGGTCCCATCAGCATTTTTCTTCAAGGTGCCCAATGCAACACCGGCGTCCAGGCATTTCTGTCTGAATTCATCGGTATCCATACTTACATTTTGAATACTCTTGTAATCCTCCTTGCGCATCACACCAGCGCCCATTGCCTGGCTCAGCTGGTACATCGCACGGCTTGCAGTAGTGGCATTCTGGCCCGATGCCGCAGCCCAAAGGGCAATACCCTCCATGGCAGTAACGGATTCTTCCAGTCCTTTGCCGGTAGCGGTGAATTTAGCAATATTCTCCTGCATATCGGTAAAGTTGTAGCTGGTTTCATCGGTGAACCAGTTCAGCTGCTCCATCTGCTTATTCACGTCTTCCAGGGCATTTCCCTGGGCAACCAGCGTTTGGGTTGCTTTGGTCTTAGCACCGTATTTACTCCAACCGGCCGAGATCTGATCCATCGAAAGAGAGTTCACAAGGGCCGCACCGGCAGAAATAGCCTGGTTCGTAATGCGCTGTAATGCGGTAATGCCAATCACTTCCAAGGCACTGAACTTCTGCTGCACAGCATAAATGCCGCTCTGCAAGCCATCAAAGTTCATAGAGTTTGCAGCATTCGCAACACTCTGCAATCCTTTGCTGGCTCCGTCCAGCTTCAGTCCTTTTTCCAGGTTGTAAAGGCTTTTCAAAGAGGTCGAAATGCCCTTTTCAAACTGTGCATTGTCAAACTGCATTTCCACAATGCGCTGGTCAATAGACGAACTCATTCCTTTGTCACCTCTCCCCAAACCTCAGCTACCATTTGGTCAAAAATAGGGCGGATAGCCGGGTTGATGTAATCTCGCCCCTGAACGTATCCGCCATTCCTTGTTCCGTGACCATATTGCAGGATAATCGCAATATTCACGCCTTTATTCACATTGCTGTTGGTCCAGGTGATCTTTACACCGTCTTTATCGCGGTTGATCCTGTAGTCCCAACTCTCAGCAGTTTTGCCGCTGTCTCTTGGGGTAGCCAGGGCCAATGCCTCTACCCCTTTCCGGCCATACTTATCCAGGCATTTCAGGTATTCCTCTTCAGACATCCGCTTTAAAAACCGCTTTGTCTTTTTAAAGTCACCCTTATGCTTAAAAACAATGGCCATTTTGATTCTCCTTACACGTACTCAGCCTTATACAGCCCCATGTCTGTCAGCTTCAGCTCTTTTGCCAGATTGTAAAATTTCATTGCATCGCCGTTGCTTACGGGTCCAATCGTGATCTTCTGCATCGTAGGGGTCGTCGGTTTGGCAGGTTCGGCAGGAGCCGTATCTGTGTCCCAAGGCTTGACGATTCGGTTCATGTCAACCTCACCGCTGGTGATACCAGGGACATTTGCCTGCGTATACTGATGAATATGACGAGGTAAGCTCTTATCATAGTTGGTTCTGACATCTGCCAACCAACCAAGATACCCATTCTCATTCACAAGATCTGCATAGTAAACATTGGAGTATGCGTAGGTGGTATAGGTATAAACACCAGGCATATATCCAAGCTCTTTGATTCGGTCGCAAAAAGCCTTAGCAGCGGCAGTTCGTGCGGCTTTAGTAATATGATCGGCACGTCCGTTATGGTTAGGCTCATTCGAAGGTTCAGTATCAAAAAATATAGGAAGGCCTTTGCAACGCCCATTCAGAACCTTTACAGCATACTCGGCCTCGGCCTTGCCTTCCGCAGCATTCAACGCCTGGCTAAAGAAATAGAACCCTGCCAGCTTATTGTTTGCCAAAGCTCCAGAAATATTTCGCTCAAAATATTCATCAGTTACCAACGTACCGGCATCACCGTACCCACGGTACCCAATGCGAATAAACGCTTTATAAGGGACTCTATCCCACTCAATCGCCTTCTGCCATTTAGAGACATCAATCGTGATCTGATCACTCATAGTTTCAGGCTCCTCTCCATAGGTTCCAACCTCATTCGGACAACCGCAATATTCTGTCGGATCAATGCCTGTTCCCAGTGCAGTTTCGCGGCACTCAAAGTGCACATGTTCATACGGCGGGTCAGCCAATGCCGCGTTGCCGGTATTACCCATAACGGCAATTAAGTCACCAGATTCTACAATGTCCCCGGCCTTAACAAGCAGCTTTGCATTATGGCACAGGTAGATATACCTCGTCCGGCTGCCCTTCGGGGGATTCTGCACTTCCAGGCAAATATAGTAGCCCCACTCCCAGGTCCTATTGGATTTGTAAGTCACAATTCTGGCTCTCGTAACTTTAAACTTCACTTTCGTGCCGTCTTTGTAATAAGGGGCGAAATATTCCTTATCATCCAAAAGTTCCAGGTCAATACCGCCGTGCCAGGTCTTTCCTCCGCCACGGGTATAACCATATCTTGCATAATTGTAACGGACTCGCACTCGTCCGTTGGTAATACCGCCTGCAAGTCTCATTTTTTATCTCTCCTTCTAAAAGGGAATCATCCTTTGGTACCGGTCTTTGCCCGGCGCTTAGCATTTAGCTCTGCATATCTATCAAAGGTAGCTTTTTTGCTCATCTTTTTCTTCGGTTCATGGCTATTATTTAAAACCCGTACCAAAGTAATCAGCCGGTTTAAATGCCAGCGCTCAAACTCGACCGGGATACCCAAATCCACCATCCAGGAATAGATCACTTCGTTAGTAATAACTTTTTTCTTTCCTGTTCGCTTCTCATCCGCAAACCAGGTGGCTGTCATCGGGTCCTCGATATACGCATCGATCTCCGCCAGCTGTTTATTGGTGATCCCGTAATAAGCCATAGGGTTTACAGCCTTGTTCACCGTCATACAGCGGATATAATCGATCTGCTGCTCTTTGGTATGAGCCTCGTCACTTAAAAAGACTTTGTGCCATTTTGATTCCCACTTAGAAAGGGAGATAAGGGAATGCTCAAGCACAAGTTTCTGCTCCGGTACCGTAATAAACTGGTTATTCGCCTCGTCGTAATACTCTCTCGGGGCTACCGTAATCTCAAGCATTCCTTATCTCTCCTTATGCCTTATGCTTTAGGCAAAACCGTTACATTTCCTGCCGGAACAACTTCGTTCTGGTCCAGATCCTTCGGCATGACCTGCTGGATGAATTTTACAGCATACTCGCTGTTGCCAAGCAACTCCATATAAAGCTCACTGTAAGCTTCCGTCTGGCTAAAAGCCTCACTCAGCTCAGGGCTCTTAATAAAGCGCTTGCCGTCATCGCTCTTCACGCCGTAACTCTTCAGGATCAGTTCCTTAAAATATTTGGCCAGGCGTACCATGTCTTTCTCGTCAATGATCTTCTGCATCAGCTTGCTGAAGGTGCCAACTGTAGTCAGTTCCATGTCCATCAGTTCAGCCTTGGTCAGATTAAAGCGGAATTCCTCGGTACGCTCCAGGCCGTCGTAATCGGTATAGGTAATGGTTTTCTTAAGCATGGTCATTTTCTCCTTTCAAAGAACGTAGTTATGCGCCGACTTCGCCCAGCAGAGTCAGAACCTCAGCAGGCAGCGGCAGTTCAGGCTGGTCGCTTTCGCCGCCGTACAGCTTGGCCTCCAACTGAGACAGTTTGCTCTTGTCCGCAGTGCGGCTGTCGATCACGATGTGTGCAGTCGGCTTATGGCCGGCAACGGCAACCGGGTTGGTGGTGTAATCCCAGCTCATAGTCGCAGCGTCAGGGCTGTCATTGATGGTCTCATGACTCATCTCCGAAGGGGAAGCAGTGGCACCATAAACCAGATGCAGCTTATAGCCAGCTTCATCGCTGACATCATTGCCGATCTTGGTGCGGTAAGACAGGCCAAACATCTTGCGGCTCTGCTGGCTGGCATAAGCGCCCTTGGCGATCTGCACACGGCCGTCACACTCATTCCACTCATCAGGATAAGTGTAAGCCTCGATGGTGCCGCCATGGTCCTCGGCTGAACGCATGGAACCATACTTGATGTTGTCGGCGTACAGGGCGGTCTCCTCTGCGCCGGAGGGGCTCTCGGAGACAGAGGTCAGGCCATTCCAGGCCACACCGGGGGTATATTTGCTAGAGGCGGTGTTATACGGGTACAGAACACCGTGGTCAACGCCAGTTTCGTAAAAGCGCTTGCCGGTATCATCCCAGGTAATAGCTGCCATTTTGATTGTCCTCCTTTAGTAATAAAGGTTTAATACATAGTGGTTTAGGTTGTCTGCCGGGTAAAAACGGTCAAACAAACAAAGCGGCCACTGTGCGATAAGTTCCGGAATCTTCGTATCCGGGTTCTTATCGATCACAGTGACCTGATAGCGTTTTGTCCATCGGTACGGGGCATTGTCCGCAAATTTGGTATCGGCTGTACTACACTCGTAAAGAATACAGGGGTACTTCAACTGGGTATTCACCGTAGGCTGAAAATACACCCTGCAATCCTTTCCGGTTTCCGGGCAGCCCAAAACCTCACACAAATCATGGTGGAGCTCAAGTCTCGTCCCCATTGTAAAGACCTCCTAATGTCAAGATCAGTCGTGGATACTGTACCTCGACCTCGTTGATCTTCCACTTTGCCCCATTAAATTCGGCATAACGCATCGCAAAGTAATTCTCACGGGCATACGGGTCAGATATAATGCTCAGCTGACTGCTGATGATGAGATCGTCGTTCAGGTGCTCTGTACCCTGGAGTCTCCGTGTATTCCGGATAAAATCGCCATAATAAGGCCGAACTGTAATCTCCTCGGTATGTACACCGGGCGCGGTCTCAGTCAGCTTACAGTATCCAATGTTTCCGTAAAACTTAGCCATGAGAATCTCCTTTTAGGTTAGTAAAGGCTAACCTACGATCAACCGCCAATCGTGGTGGTCTCCTTGGTCTCGAAGACGATAGCGGACTTCGGAACAGTCAGCGCGCCGGAGCAGCGGGTCTCGATCAGATACTTCATCTGGTTGTAGTCGATGTCAAAGTCATCGAACATGGAGACAGCGCCGCCCTTATCAGCGCCGACAGTGTAGTCGACCAGGTTGACCATGATAGCCTTCAGGGTAAAGGTATCCTTCTTGTTGCTTGCGGTGTTCTCACGGGTCAGATTGCCGTCAAACTGGGGAACAGTAACGATCTTGGAAACGCGCATAGCAGTAGCCAGCTCATCCACACTCTTGTAAATGCGGATGCCGTTCTTGTCTTTCAGCAGCAGCATCTCGGCCAGAACATCCTCACTGGTGAACAGGGTCGGATTGCCGGAACCCTTGTACTCCTTGCGGGCACGGATGGTATCATCGATCAGGTTGCTGGCAGTTTCACCGTCAGTAGCACCCTTGGTAATCTCACGCTTCACGCTGTACATTGCATCATCAGTCCAGATCGGGCGAATATGGGTTTCCTGGATCTTGTCATCGGAATCAGACTGACGGCCGTCACCAATCAGGAAGGAACGAGCCAATTCCTCGTCCAGCTTGCCGCGCATCTCACCCTTGACCCAAGCAACAACATCGAAATCCGTAATATCGATCACATCATCGCGGTCGAACTTCTGCTTCTTGTAAACGGTCTGGGGATCAGTGGTACGCTTCAGCAGGGTAAAGACCTCTTCGATCTTCTTCTTGCCCTTGGTGTAGCCTCGTGCACGAGCCTCATCAGCGGTGATATCAGCAAAGCTGGTCTTAATGCGGCTGAAAGGAACATGCTTGACGCCGTTCATCACAACACTGACCCAGCTCTGATCACGATCGATAAACTTCGGGGGAGTATTCAGCTCCTTGTAGTTCGGGAACAGCTGATCGATCTGCTTGATGCCGTAATCACCCTCGGAATGCTCCAGATAATCCTCGGTAGCCTCCTTCAAAGTCAGGCGGCCCTTCTTGGCGTCATTGATGATGGTGGTCATAGCGTCATGGGACAGAACATCCTCAGTACGCTCGGTCTCTTTGTCGAAAATATTATGCTTCACTTCAGTTTCCTCCTCAGTGTCTTCGGTTTTCTTGCCTTTATTCAGAGCCATGCCAACCATGTAATCCACAACCTGCTTCTGTTTGTCAGACATGGAATCGTACACGTCTTTCACGGTCTCCTCATTTTCGGTTTTCTTAGTTTCTTCGGCCATCTCAGGCTCCTCCTTTTTGTCGTCGGAATGTTCAAGGGTATCATCGAACTCACCGGAATCGTATTCCATATCACCGGCATTGTTATAGATAACGCCCTCATCAACACTGGCCTCGCCATGGGCAAGCACTTCATCGATATGGGCCTCGGGGTTAGCACCGGCCAGCACCAGGCTCAATTCTCGGATAATGCCATGAGCCACATTGCCGCGGCTCTTATCGCCGGCATACTGCAGCCCATTTGCCCAAATGGAAAAGGACGTAATGTCACGGTTCTTCACAAGAGCCTTCGCATTACGTCCCTGGTCAGTATCGTTAAAAGTTACATAGGCCCTCATGCCTTCGGGTTCAGCCTTCAAAAGGGCATGCCCCAAAACATTCTTGGCATCGTTATGCTGGTGGTTCCATACAAGTGGCACTTCCTGGCCGTCCTGCTCTCGGAATGCACCTGGCATAATCGTTCTACCGTCGCCGCAAAGCACACCAAACTTGGTGGCCCAGCCACGGCAATCGTAATTACGCTTTGCCATTTTGATTCTCCTCCTTTGGAGCGATCGGTTTGCTGTTTGCAAGCTCTTCCTTACTCTGACTGATGTTGGGGTTCGTCAGTTCATCCGACTTCGGGTCCTCATTTGGGCGATAGCCAACGATCTGGCGCAGTTCATTCGAACTCAGGATCTCATTCCGGCGGAACTTATCAGCCACGTCAGCCAACTGTGCAACCGGCACCAGCTTAAACGGATCGTTAAAGAACACGATCGACTGATGCTGGCTCCTGGCTGTCTTAGTCAGGAACTTTCGCCGCATCTCCAACACGATAGCGGATACGATCGGTTCAATCGTCCGGTTATAGTAGTTCAGCATCGTCTTATCGTCAGCCGTTCCATCCATAACCGCCTGGGTAATACCCAACTGGCTCCAAAGCAGATTCTGCAAATACTCGATCTGCTTCATCAGGTTGTTATCAAGGCTTCGGTTCAGCTGAGTAATGCGCTCGGTGCCATCCGTGTAAGCAATGCCGTATTTGGACCCTGCCAGCTGATCTTCCACAAGCTTTCGCCGTTCTTCAGCCTGTTTCCTCCGGGCCTCTGTCTTGATGACATAAGGCAGCTGGATAATTAGATCAAGTTTACCGGAGCTGGTCTGCTCGTCCACAACATCCAAAAGGGCCAACTTACGGATCAGGCGCTGCATCGTCGAGTTAGGCTCATTCATTACCGCAAACAGCGGGTTCTCCACAATGCCAACAATGCTTTTGGGCAGAGTAACTTCTTCCTGCCGCCCGGTCTGGTCATTGTAAAGCCGAATCCGTACCCGATCGGGATACCATTCGATCACCTTGCCAACCCGCAAGCTCTGGATGTCATATCCATTGGTCATAAGCGGGCTGGAGGTAGTATCCACTGGAACAATCGCGATGCAGCCCTCGTCCATCAGGCTCATAACCATGTCCTGGATAAACGCACGGCCTGTCTGGTCAATGTTCGCTTCCACATTCAGGCAGTTGTTTAGTCCGCTGTCGATTTCTTTCAGGAAACGGTCATCCTCATCCATCCGGGCATGAACCATTTTGATTGCAGCGCAGTCGATACCGATTCGGTTGATAACCGAGGTCACGATCGTTCGCTCATTGCCTCTCGTAAACCGTACACGGTCAGGCCGGTAGCCATAACTAACCTCACCGCCGCGATAAACCGGAGGGTCTCGAATCAAGAACGCATTCCAGGCGCGTTTCACCCTGGAGCCAAAAGAGTAATTTTCTTCCATGGTTTAACCTCAATCAAACTGTTCGCGGTTGATCTTGTATGCTATATAAGCATCCATCATGGCTGCCACAGCATCGATCTTTTCCTCGTAACGTTTCTTAAATAGTTTTCGGTTGCCGTTGGTGTCTTCCAAAGTAATGCAGTTGCCCATGGCAAAAGTCATAAGCTCCTCGTCAAACAGCAGCATCCTCTCCCCTGCAAGCTTCTTCAGCTCACCCAATGGGACGGATTCAGTTCTTGCACCTTGGATAACTTTTTCAATACCAAACGGTCCATTCTCGTTTTCCCATCGGGCCACAAACTCTTTCGCGTTATATGGGTCAAAGCCAAAAGCCCGAACATCGTATTCGTACTGGGTAACGTGAGCATCCAAGTCATCATAGACCTGCATCATATCCAAAACAGTGCCGTCCATAACCACAAGACTGCCTTCGGCCATAAACCGGTCATACAGCTGCCGCATAGCCGCCGGGAGCTTCATCAATGTCAACGAGGTTATGTAGTTCCTCGTCTTAACACCAAAACATCCGTTGGAAAGCGGGAACAGGAACGTAAAAGCACAAAAGTCATCGCCCTGGCTAAGGTCTGCACCCAAAGCACATGGCATCTTCCAGTATTCCCTGTGCCGATGCGGCAGCGTTTCCTCGTAGGTAAAGTAGTAAGTATAACCCTCCATGGGTAAACCGAATCTCTTTGCCAAGGTATCATTGCGTACCGCCGGGTTCTGTTCAGCGCGTTCTACTTCCAGCTGATAAGTCTCGTAGGTAACGGTCTTACCGAGGTTCGGATTTGCTTTCAGCCAGGTGTTGGGGTCAGCTACCTCGTCTACCGAGTCCAGCTTATACCACCAAATCGAAACATGCGGATTGACATAATCACCTTTCAGGATCTTCATAAGCTCCATTTTGATTGTGTCTCCGCTTCCGTTTCGTACAGTACCCTCAGAGCTCGTAGCAATGATAAGATAGTCGTTGTTATAGGCTCCACCCTGCTCCTTACTGGCCGACTGCTCGATAGCACCGATGGGATCTTCCCGGATGTCACCGGAAAGCCACTCGTCCACCGTAGCACACTTTACACGTAGGCCCTGTAGCTTATCGATCACCATGGGCCGGATCTCCAAAAGAGACCCAGTCAGGAAATCTTCAATACCCTTCTTGGTCGGGGTCAGCTTCACTCGGTTCATCCTGGAACCAGTTGTGTTCTGTAAAGATCCTTCGGTCAAAAACTTGAACAAAGGCCCTCTGGATCTGGTGATAGCTGTCCGGATCGGCGAAAGTGTTTCATCCGCCTGGCGCATGGTCGGGGCCGTAGCAATCTGCAAAGTGGTTGAAGTATCTACAGTCAGGAAGTAAGCCTGCATACAAGAAGCATATAAAGATTTAGCAGCACCTCGTCCAACGATAAGGTACTGCTTGGTGATCAGTCGCTTCTTAATTCTCTTGTTTACAAAATGGCCGCCATGGCCGTCCTCATTTGGCTCGTACACACTTCGCTCAATAAAGTAGTACCAGCCAAACACCTGCTCACCCCATAACTTAAAGGTATCCAGCAGATGCAAATCGGAACCGTCAGTCAAGACTAACTCGTTCTCGCAAAAAGAGATCCAGCCTTCAACTTTTTTATCATCGTAATATATGCCAGGATTAGCAATCAGATCATCGATCCGGTGCATCTCCAGCTCTACTTCCCGGCTGATAGGTATTTCGCCCCGGATTACGGCCTCCCGAAACTGGCCGTAGTATCTCGGTACGGCAGTATTAGAGAGTGCCATAATGTCTCCTTATTTCTTCTTACTCTGCTCATCCATCAGCTTCATCAGCTTGTCGATGTTAGTGTACAGTTTTGTACCGCTATCTAGAACCTTGTTAGCCGTGTCAGTTGCAGCAAGGGCTTTGTCAATAAATTCTTTTCCCTTGTTCTTCTCTTTCGGGATAAGGTCTTTGATTTTCTTCTCAACAGCCAAACGGCTGTAAATCTCTGTCAGTTCCTTATCGTCAAAGAGCCCAGCATTGTCGTACACTTTTTTTGCATTTCTGGATTTCCGGATTCGCTCTTTCTTTTGCTCAATGCTTTCATTGGCCGAAGTATCATCTTCCCCATCACCATACCTCTTCCGGCCAGCCGGGGTCAAAGTGCCATCTTTGTTCTGGTATCGTCTGACTCCCCACTTCATGCCGAGAATGCCATGATGATACAATTCATCATAGTCTCTATAGCACCACATTTTGATTCCTCCTCGTCAGCTGCAATCACAGGTCTCTGCTGCCACATTCAACCGCCACTCAAACTCAGAGACCAGCTTTTCCATCGAGGCAATAGCTGCGCTGCTGGTAGGCGGATCAAAGAGCAGCCGTACTTTCATGTACATGTAGGTCTTCACATCGTTCAGCCTCGGGTCCTCCGGGATAAACATATCCCAAGTCTCTGAAGCATCATTGATAGAGAAACCAGTCTTTGGCCCTACCCCCAGCTGGGTAAGGATCGAAAAGACGGAATTGATGTCTACAATGATGTCGGTATCAAACACGTCATAATCCTCGGCGATTCCCAGCTTCTTCTTGATGGTGTTTAGGATACTTTCCATACTCAACCTCGTTTCCAGGGGCATGTATCATTCGGTGCCCTCGTAACGGGGCCTCTCGGTAAAAGATCCGCGTCCCCATAATGTATAGCATTGTGTGTCCGTGTAATCGTGGTGATCAGATACTCAGGATTCAAAAGCAGATCGCTTCGCTTCAGGATATCCTCTTTGGAGATAGGGTTCATGTGGTGGATCAGAATTTTTGGCCGAATATACTTACCATTCTTCCAAAATCCATTGATCTCATGCCCTTCCATTCCAAGATCACATCCGCCATCCCGTACAATCACGCGGTCTCGCAGTTGTTTCCACTCTTCGCTCTGGTAAAATATCTGGTTCAAGTAACGGTCAAACCCAAATGTGTCCGCTCCGACTTCACCATCGAGCCTAAGGTACTCATAGCGTTCCTCAAAGGTAGAATATCCGCATAGCTCTGTGTATGTCCTAAGCATCTTCTTCTCCCTGGCCGCTATACCGTCTCATAGACTTAATAGCTTCCTCGTACATCTCACCCATCTGGGCTGCAGCAGCAAGATTATTCTTCTTGGCTTCCATCAACTCGATCTGTTTCTCAAGTGCTTCCTTCTCGAGCCGTGCTTTCTGGGAGCCAAGTTTTAAAAAGTGGGTAAGCTCCTGGCTGGAAGCTGTTCCTTCAAGGATTCGCTTCTCCGCAAGATCCATAGCCAGCTCAATCAGCTGGTTTTCCCGTGCTTCCGGCGTCAGAGCCGGTCTAATCGTCCTTTTCGAGCCAGATTCATTGGTAGTCTTTGCTCTTCTCAACTGTTTCCGACTCCTTTCTTGTCAGATTCTCCGGCTTTTTGTAGTGGTATGTAGGGGTGTAGATAACCCCAGAAAGGAGAAATAAAGGAGGTTTTGACTCTAAGACAGTCATAGAAACCTACATACCACTACAAAAAGCCGGAGGAAATATAAAAGGGTCCACAAGCCGGTTTAAAGCTGTTTTCCCAAATTCTTCCCCCGGAGAAATATCAAGGAGGGCCGCGATGTA